CATTCCATTTAAGTCCAAAAGTGTCAGTGACAACTGAGACAATACGATCACCATCTTTTTGTTCAGCATATCCAACAATGTTTGCTTCTTTGGCTGCAAGTTCTGAAAGCGCACCAGATGCACTGATCTGTGTAATAAATGTGTTTGTTGTTCCAGCGTCAAGGACTGAAACTGAAACATCTGTAACTAGCCCTGTAAAGATTGTTGTATCAACACCTGTGTAATTGTCCAAGGTAACTGTGATTGTGTCAAAGATTTCAACATCAGTGTAAGGCAGATTCAAGAAATCAATTGTTGCAAATCCTGCTGAAGATTGTTGTTGTACATTATCACGACCCATGCTGATTTGAACACCCTCAAGGGTGTAATCAGTTACGGCTGTGCCGTTAATTTTAACTGTGGCGTTTGGTGACCAAGGCACAATTACCTGCCTGGGATCATTGGTTTAACAAACTTATTGACTGTGCCAGCCTTTGCAGCGTTGTTGATTGATTTGACTACTGTGTTTGCTTGCGCTTTAGAATTAGTTGCACCTACATTAACTGTTTGATTTACAACTGTGCCATATCGACCACCAGATGTAGGTTCTCCTCTAAATCTTTCACCAGCAGATTCAACTCTTGCTAGTATCCCTTGTAAGCCTGCAAAATCTATAATTCCACCAGTAATTGATCCCAGTCTTTGCAATGCACCAAATAAATCATTTACGCCTTGAACTAACTTAGTTATATTGTCCACAAATTTACTGAACTCCGGATTTGCATCTGATGAACCTGTACCAACTAGTCCAATTGATTCTGCTAATTCTCTCAAGGCTTCACCTAAATTGCGACCAGATTCGTTTGCATCATTCAAATCATTATTTAATAAATTAACATTGCCACCTGCTTTAATTGTGGCTTCTCTAATTGATTCTTTACCTGTCAAACCATCAACAAGTCCTTGAATGGCTGGTACAACTTCTGTATTAACAAAACCAGCAATCTTTTCAAGTATTGGCAATAAGGCTGCACCTAATGATTCTTTTGCTTCATTGACAGCAATACCAATTCTTCTAAATTGTCCTTCAACTGTGTTGGCTTCTTGTTCAGCAAATCCTTTGAATGTTTTGCCAAGTTCTTTGGTAATTGCATCCATGTCACCACTTTTAAGAATGGTTGAATCAATACCTAAACCAAGTTTGCCTAAAGATGCTGTGTTTCCGTCATAAGCCTTGCCTAATGCTGCTGCAACTGTGTCTAAATCTTTTCCGGTGGCTGAACTTATGTCCATTGCAATGTTTAATGCTTTTTGTGTTTCAGTAGTATCTTTTGTTGATCTAATCAATCTTGCATAAGCAGGTCTAAGTTTGTCATCAGATACGCCAAGTGAAAGTGATTGTTTTGTAATATAATCTTCCACAGCAGCAGTTTGATTTTTTGTTGCACCAATAACATTTTCAAGTGTTTTCTGTAAATTTCTTTGTGCTTGTTCATCTTCAATTGCTGCTTTTACAGATGTGACACCTATTGCAAAGGCTGAGGATGCAGCAGCAGTTGCAAGTCCAACAAATGCTTTTGCTGCTGATGAAACAAATCCACCAATTTTGCTTGAAAAGTTTTGTGTGTCGTCTTGGGCTTTGTTTAAGCCAGTTTGAAATTGCGCTGTGTCTGCAAGTAATTGCAGTTTCAGGGTTCTAATGTCTGCCATGTTAGTTCCTCTCGCGCCATTCTCGTCTTATTCTATCAACTTGCTCAACCCATCTTTTGGTTATTTCAGGTTGCAATGCTTTGAGTGTTGGAAATATAAAGTAACCTGCGTTACCTCTGCCCTCGCGTGGTGATCTTGGTTGGAATTGTCTGTAACCAACATAATCAGTTGATTTGCCTTTTCTTTTGCGTGGCCTGTCCTGGTATGAACCAAACTCAACACCAAGTGCAATTGCACCAACTGGTGTTCCATTCTTTAATTTGATTGAACTCCCACCAACTGTAAAAAATGGTGTCTTTGATCCAGTTGAAACTTTGATAGATCTAGCAATTGCTGCGCCTTGTGGAGTTGATTGTAACGCTGAGCCAACTGCTGATGCTGCTTCAACTGCAATTTGATTTGCTGCACGATTCATATCATCTTGAGCAATCTGATCCATATTCTTAAAAGTTTTGCGAATGGCATTAATATCAGCATCTTTAATCTTAACTTCAAATGCTCTAGTTGCCATGATATTTATTCACCACATCTGCAATTGTTGATACCTGCTCGGCCGAAAGCGTTTTGAACTCTGACAATGGCTGGCGCGAAATTATTGCCAGTTCGATCAAACTTCTTTCGAGGCTTCCGGCTGTGTAAAATTTGTTGTTGCAAAGTCCTTTGAATTGATGTGAACAACTTGTGATCGCCAATCTTCAAACTTGCCAACTGGCTTGTCACTGATTCTTCGTTGCATTTGATAGGCGAGCCAGAATTGTTGTTCAATTGATGGTGGCATTTCTCGTTTGAATAGTTCCAAGAATGTTGTGCCAGTTTCTTTTTCAGCCTGAGCAATTTCCCATGGAATAGTCCATTCTTCGTAGGACTTTCCATCTGCAAGTTTCCATTCTATTTGTATCTTAAACATTAGGTGACCCCTGTTCGATAGTTACGCTATTGATACTGATCGGATTGGCATTGTAACTGAAACAGTTAATGCATCCGGTGCAGCGCCACCAAAATCTGGGCGCTTTGGAATAACACTTAATGTCATAACTTTTGTGTTAATTGTTAAGGTCATTGCAACTGCTGTTGTTGGTGCTGTGTCTGCATCTGTCCAAAGTGTGTCGCAGAATCCTGATGCAACTCCCCAGTCTTGGAGAATTTCTAAGGTTACTGAACCAACTTCTTTGTCAATTACATAATCAACTAATCCATTCAAGGTTTGAACAGTTCCGTTTGGATCATCTAATGTAACAGTTGCACTGGTAATTTGGTCATCATAGTTCACTGCTTTGTAGGTGCAGGCAACTTGTCTGCCTGTTAATACTGATGTGGCCATTTTTGTTTATCCTTTCTTATGGATTGTATATTGTAGTAATTGACACTTCAACCGAATAAACATCATTGCTATTCGCTTGGCGTATCCTTGGGCTAGAAACTGAAAGTATCTGCCAAGATGTGGGAATCAATGGCAACACTGTGGCAACCATTGTTTCTAGTTGTACTAATGCACCAGGATTTGTGTTAGGTGCTGCAACCAATTCTAATGTGTATCTGACACGCCATGCTTTGTTGTTTCCAAGTGTTACTGGCTCTAACCATGGATCAGATGACAAAATCATAATGCTTGGTGTAGTTACAAATTCTGCACCAAAATCAACAACTGAATAAACACTGTTTGATGTGATTGCTGTTTTAAGTCCTGCGCGTAGTGTTGCTAATGTCATCCGATTAAGGCCTCAACATCAATGTAAGCGCCTAGCATTCCAACAATTCTGTTTTGGATTGTACGGCCTAAAATGTAAGGTTGTGGAACAAAATCTAATCCTTGTTGTGTTGATCCAGCACTTGTGCGTGCTTTGAATACATCTAATGAAACTGTCAATACTGCTGATTCAACTGGTGCAACATCATCATATTGTGATAAATCATTTGCTGAGGCAAGTCCGTTTGGTATGACATTATACCAATCATGAACTGTCACTGCTGAAGTTGTAATTGTAAAAGTAAAGTCATCAACAACTTCTAAAACAGTTTTGCTGCCATTAACATGGGCTTGAATGCCAGTCATGACAACTGTTTGGCCTTTGTAAAATTTGTGTGGTTTGGTTGTGTGCAAAGTTGTGATGGTTGATGTTTCGTGTTTGTGTTTGTCAATTGGTGCGTTCCATTTGACTAAAAGATTGCCGACAACTGATTCGGCTGTGTCAATGATTTCTGTTAATACGGCATCACTATAAAGGGTTGATGAAACACCATTGAGTGCAGATCGTAATTCTGCTGGTGTGATTATTGATGCCATTTCTTACCTTTCGTGTGGTGTTACCTGGCAGGACAGGGGTCTAACCTGCCAGGCAACTTCTAGGGTCGCTAATTAAGCAACAGTCAAACTACGGAATGCAGTTGGATATTTTGCACATGTGGCAACATAACCATAGATTCCAATTTCGACTTCGCCTGTTGAAACAACATTTGTGCGAAGTTGGTATGCACTTGATTTGTACATGGTTGCAGCATCAGATGGATAAACAACTCCACTGATTCCTGTACCTGTGTCAATGTTTGGATCAACAACGAGTTGCAATCCTGCGATTGTTCCTGCTGTTGAGCCTTGTGTCATTAGACCTGCTGCGTTTTGTGGTGCTGCTGCTGCAAATAGTGGTCTTTGTGAACCATCTACTGCTGCAAGTAATGCACCAAAGTTACCTGGATCAGCAAGGAATCTGTTAGGAGTCTTGCGAACAATTGCATATGAATCAGAAATACCATCAGCAATTGCTGCGTACAAAGTTGCACCTGTTGATGAACCTGTTGCGCCACATGCTACTGAGAATGCGTATGCATCTGCTTTTTGAGCCCATGATGCTGCAAGTTCGCGCAGTAACACATCTAAGAATGCAGGGTCTGATCTGTCAAGCAATTCAACAGACACTTTGTTTGCACCAGCGATTTTAACAACGCTGATTTCTTTTGAAGTGATTGTTGTGTCAGTTGAATCAAATTCAACTGCTTCTGCTGTTTGTGCAGTTGTTGCTTGTGTGCCAATTAGTGGACGATAGAATTTCATTCCACTTGCAGGCAATGTGCCTTGTTCGATTGAATCTGCGAATGGCATTGAGTTATCAATGATTCCGATTAGATCGCGTAGGTAGGTAGGAGGTACAACACCAATGTTTTCGGTTGTTGTTGCTGCATCAAGTGCTGCAACTAAGTCGCGTGCATCTTGATTTCCTTGCATTGCATTAAATTGTGCTTTTGCATATTCGCCAGCAGTAACATTTAAGTTCACGCGTGGTTTTGCATAAGCAACTGGTGCTGATACTGCTTTAGAGGCTTCAACTGCAACTTCTGGCGCAGTTTCGACCACTGGAGTTACTTCTTCTGGATTTGCCATTGAAGTGACCTCACTTTCGGTTTGGTTTGTTTGTTCATCACTTGCGCTATTTGCAGTGACTTCTGTTTCGTCTGCTTTTTGTGCAGCGACATCTGTAATTTGTGCATCAGCAAATGCTGGAGTATCTACAACAGATACTTCAAGAATTTTTGCTGCTGTCACATAAACTTGATTTTCTTTGTTTTCATATTGATCAATAGATGCACCAATTGACAATCCGGATTTTAATCCATCTTGTGCCAACGCCAATATGTCATCTCCGGCTGTTGTGCGTGCCACTTTGAATTTTGCCACAATACCCATTGGGGTTACTTCATGGCTAATCATTCGACCTCGAACTTTATTCATGTCATGATCTTCAAACAATTTAATGTCATTACCTAATTGCAATGATCCTTGTTCAAATACAACTTCACCCATATTTGTGAATCCAGGTCTGCCAAAAGGAACTATGATTCCTGTGATTTCTCTTTTGGATGTATTTGCTGTTAATATGTCGCTGTTAAATTTAATTTCCATTATCTCACCAAATCTTCTTCTTCTCGGGCTTCTTCAACTGTTAATACACCTAGTGGGATTAACTTAGAATAAACATCTGCTCTTTCCAATGGATTACCTCGCAAGAAGTCATCCAAGTCATATTCAACATATTGTGTTGAAACTGTTATGTCATCCATTGACAATCTTTGTTCAATTGCTGTTAGCAATGGGCGTAATGAAAAATCAAGTAATGCTCTGCGTTCAGCAGTAACATTTGAATAAGTCATTGTGTTAGTTGATGCATCAAGATAATATGCTGGAATGTTCATCAACCTGGCTATTTCTTTTGCAAGGTATTCGCGTGCTTCTGTTAATTGAAGATCGGCTGCATTAAACCCGACTGATTCCATATCCACATTATCTGATAAAAACGCTGTGCCTTTTGTTTGTCTTGCTTGTTTCCACGCATTTAAGATTGCTGTTGCTTTATTTGAATCCATTGGAACATTTGCTTTTAATACAACGCTTGGTGTTGGTGAGTCTGCATAATTGAACACTGCTCTTTCAAGTGCAGCAGCAGTTCTTAATGTTCTGCCACCACGATTCAAAACACCATCTGGATCAATGCCAGTAAATTGAATTAGTGAACCAATGCCGTTGTCTGGAACTCTTTGTGCTTCAAGTTGGTAACCAATAACAATTTCACCAGTTGAATCAAGTATTTGTGAAACTCTTGGTGCATCAATCCATCTAATTTGTGATGGTCTGCCAGTTGCAGGATCAATTTCTTTAATCTGCCAGTATGCAACACCATGAAACAAAAGATTTTCAGCAGTCATGCCATAAACAACTGCTGTTGGCATGTTTTTATCTGGTTGTGAAATTATTGTTGGTGTTGGTTCAACTCTTGTTTCATCAAATTTTCTTTTAACATGTAATTCTAAAGATGCTGCTGTACCCACAATAATGTTTCGACCTCTTGCGCATGCTGGAACACTTAGTGCTTCGCGTCTTGTAACAAATGTTGATGAAACACCATCAAAGCCTGGTGACCAAACTGAAAGTGGTTTATCCGGGAATGTGTAAGGTGCAATTGCTGCCTTTAATTGAGGCTGAATAAATTTTGAAAAAATTCCCATAGTCTCGCAATTATCTCATAGAAGTTACTTATATCATACACTGTCCGACTGTTGGGCGTGTTAATTTATGACACTAATATATCAAATTGTCCTGAGTCTTGTCTTTCAGTTGCTTTATGTATTGAAAGCATCATTGCAATTGCTGCTGTGGCATTTTTGCGCCTTGACACATACCATGATCCGGCTTCAGTTGTTTTCTTAATGCACGCATTGACTGATGCCGTTAGTTCCGGTTGTCCACCATGAGTGATTCTGTTTCCTGCCATTGCACCTAGGGTTTCATCACATGCTTGGTAGTACTTTGCACCTGTAATGATTTCAGCGTTAATTGATCCCATGCGTAGTTTGGCTGCAACACTGTCGCCACTAAATTTGTTTAGGATGATTGCTTCGGCGTTGTATTTTTTTGCCCATTCGGCAACATGGCTTGCAATTTTAAGATCATCAATGGCATTTTCTTGGTTTTGTAAATCCATTAAGCCAACTGCAATTGATTTATCTTCCATCATTTGTGATCCGACTATTGCAAAGCCTGTTCTATCTGGTGATATTTCAACACCTATCCAAGTTGGTTTTCCTGGTGCTAATTTAAGACCATTTTGTTGGCAGGCGTTCCAATCTCCAGCACTCCAAGGCGATTGAATTGTGTCTACCCATTGGCAAAGCATTTCAGTAGCAATGATGTTTGGATTGTCATTCATTCTTGATTGCAAAGTATCTTCTGTAATGGTGTGACCCAGTGCAGGGTTGGCTTGAATCCATCCTTTGCGATCTGAAAGTTTTAAGCCTGCTTCTGCTGACCATTCCCAGTAGGCAATATCGTCATCTGTGTCATTTTCAATTTTGTGTAAAGCCCTGGCACGCAATTGGTTAAGTAAAACTGAAGTTATATCACCAGCATTGGAAGTGATCCACATAGACGGATGTTTGGCAGCCTGCATTGTGTAGGCAAGGGCAGCAAATCCATCTGTTGATTTGTGCATGCGTGCTTCATCAAGATAAACAGTGTTTGCACTAAGTCCACGCGCTGCACCAGGTGTAGGCGCAATGATTTTGTATCGGCAACCATTTTTAAGTTCAATTTCTTCACGACCATTAGCCCTGGTAATTGATTTAACTTTTGAAGATAGCCAAGAATGGCCATCAATCATTTCAACAACTGATCTAAAAGTCTCCAAGGCCACATCACGATTTTGTGCAGTAGCAATCTGCAACTTTTCATCCCACAAATACAATCCTGCAAGTATTCTAAATTTTGTGAGCGTAGTTTTTCCGTTTTGTCTTGCAATAATGAGAAGATTTGTTTTACTAACAAAATCACCATTGTCTTTGACTTTGCAACCATCAAGGATCACATATTCTTGCCAAGGCAACAACGGCATGCCCATTTGTTTGGCAAGTTCAATAACTTCATTGCCTTTAGTTTGGTTTGTTGTTTGTGTGGTCGATATTCTCGGAGTTGGTGATCCGATTAGATTTGATTGCATCTAAAGGTGAACCTCCCTCAACAACTTGTGGTGTTTCATTACGGCCAAACAATGTAAGCCCATATTTGTCCATCAACTTTGTAAGTTCAGCGCCCCATTTAACAATCATTGGATCATGTTGATCAGAATTATCCATAAGGCCTGCATAAGTCATCATCATTGCAACGCCACCCAAATCTGCTTCTGTAATCCAACCAGACTCCTGCGCAAAATCAATTGATCTTGAAAGAGCAGGTGCAAAGTACTACCAAGCAT